AAAAACATTTTATGTTTTTCTTCGAAGCATTTTTAACGATTTATAAAATAAATCGTGATTATATGATGACCAGAAAAAGGGCGGAGCAAAAAATTAAATCCTATTAATACGATAAGTTTAATAGGAATTAAAAAAGAGAGAGAGCATAAACTACACAATCCCTATCGGAATAGTAGGAATTAAAAGAGAGCAAAGCATATTATTCCTATCAGATTAGTAGGAATTGATAGGTGGCATCACCCGTTGAGGTAAAAATTTTTTTAAGGCAGGCTGAATCATCATCTACACACCTACGCTATATTTCTATTGAGAAATTTCAGGCTTTAAACGATTTATCTTCGTAAATCGTGGTTAAATGAAATTTCGGTTGAGAAATTTTTGGTGTATACAAAAAGTATACTCGACACTTTCCAAATTTTGCAATATATGTCGAACATAACTCGACTTTCCTGTTGTGATTTATGTTTAAATCACTGTCGTGGTCTATACTTAGACCACTGTTGTAATAAATGTTATACTTTTGCTGTTGTAGTCTAAATCATCTTCGTGATTTAGCGGATGTAGTCTAATTTATTTTTAGCATGAATAAAATTTATTCGTTCTATGAATAAATTGCTAATTAGGAATTAATTCCTGAGTGATTCGATATTCGAATCACGTATAAATGGTTTAACCAATTTGGAATTAATTCTTGGCATAACCTGTAAAAATTTGTAAGATACCACTTGACAAAACAATAAAAATATGTTATAATATAGATAGTGGGAGAAGAGAGGATGAATAAGCATAAGATTAGCTTATGGGAAGTGATTCTATTCCTGTTCTTTGCTCTCTGGGCTGGTGGAACTTATTATCTGGCTGTTATTGGTAAATTTTATTCTGAAGTTTTATTAAATGTTATTGCTGTCATTATGACATTAAGCTTACTTTATGTTTATGTCTATAACTGGAATAAGAGGAATAGAAAATGATGAAATTAAAATTATCAGTGGTTATTAACCACAGAGATTTCATAAAAATATGTGATTAGGAGGTTTAACATGTTATCTTGGTTTATTATTATTCTTTTTCTTGGCTATATGATTGAAAATACAGTTCTCTTACTTGTAGAATCAAATTTCAGAAAGATTAAATGGTGGGAAGGAGTTGCATTCTTTTTGTTTGGAGTATATATTGATTCTGTAAGAAGTCTAAAATTGATATGGAAATAACAATGTTCAAGCCAGAAATATTTGAAATGCTTATGGTCTGGGTAGGCGGGGCTGCTGGTGTTCAGGCATTAACAGAATTAATAAAATCACTTTGGAAATCGACGGATACCAGACTAAAAAAGATTCTTAACTTTATGTCTGCTATAATTATTACTATCATTCTGGTTGCAGCTTTCCTTTGGGCTAACAATATTTTTTCCCTGAAGGCTCTGGTTCTTTATGGCTTTCCTATGTGGCTAATCGCTGCTAAAATTTATGACATCTATCATCCATCATCTCTCAATCAAATAACGAAGGATAACTAATGAAAAACACATTAATAGTAGTCCTAATTATTGTAGTTATTGCCTTATTAGTTTTTGTTTTATATGATAAGAATCAAGATAAAAAGCTACAACAGAAAATTAAAGAAGCTCAAGAGTTAATTGCNGCACTTGAACTTGAANCNCATCAGCTAAACACACAACTTCAGCTATTAGATAAAATTAATGNTGACTATAAGCAAAAATATTCTGAACTTGAAAAGCAAAAAGAAGCTGTTAATGCTGCTCTTAAAGAAAGNGATGCCAGACTAAAAGAGATTGAGGCTCAAGTTGTNGCNATGCCNGCNTGNGATTTAGTTTTAAATATTCAAGACATTATTNNGGANACTGGTGTATTTCAAACTGAAGCTGGAATGATATTTACTTATTCTGCTTCACAAGCTACTGCCTCAAGACTTTTTCAATGGAGAGAATTCAGTTTAGTAAAGATTCCTAAACTTGAAGAGAAAGTTAAAATTCAAGAAGACCAGATTACTAATCTTACATTTCAAATATCTACTTGGGAAGGAAAAGAGAAAATATGGAAAAAAGAAAATTCAATCTGGCTTCAAGAGAAAGCTACTTTAAACGGATTAGTTCTTGATTATGAGAAGCAGCTTTCAAAACAGAAGAAAAGAAGTAAATGGTCTTCTGCTCTTATCTTTTTAGCTGGTATCGGCGGCGGAATGCTTATAGGTAAATAAAAAAATGAAAATCTTAATTTTTATTTTTCTTATTTTGGGAAGTTGTTATTTCTTACTAAAAATTATTAATGAGATAAGTTTCTTTTATTTTAATAGAAAAAAAGATAGGCAGTTTGAAGATTGTTTAAAAACTATAATTAAATACCAAACCCCTAATGCTAATGTAGAATCTGGCGTTTGCACTGTGTGTGGTGGGTCTGGCTATGTTGTTTCTAAAGAGGGTGATTTAATAGACTGTCCTTCTTGTCAAAAATTTGTAGGAATGAAATAATGACAAAAAATATTGATAATCAAGAAAAAGAAAAGATGGCTTTTCTTATGGCGATAGAAGTTATCATGGATATGGAAGGCTTTAGAGACAATATTTATCACTGTCCTGGTGTGTATAAAACTATTGGATACGGTCATTTAGTAGAAGAAGGGGAATCTTTTTCAGTTCCTTTAAGCAAACAAGAGGGACTTAAATTATTAGAGAATGATTTAAGAGAAGTTGTTAAGCAGGTTAAAAAAGAAATAACTGACCCCAATATTTATAACAAATTAACCGATTATCAATTAACTGCTCTTTATGATTTTGTCTATAATGTTGGTGTTGAGAATTTTCATAAATCAACGCTCCTTAAAAAATTAAATGCTGGAGAACCAGCTGCTGTTGTAGCCGAAGAATTTATGAAATGGGTCTGGTCTAATGGAAAAAAACTAACTGGGCTTATAATGAGAAGGGCTGGAGAAAAAGAATTATTTTTATTGCACAAAAGGAAATAAGGTCATGAGTAAAAATAATGCTGATTTATTTGATGCTGGATATATAATAGCTTATGATGTAGTTAAAAAATATTTTACTGATGAAATAGCTGCTGATTTAAAAAAACATGTTAGCGACTATATTCCATCAAACATTGATTGCTTCTCTGATAATAGGAAAAAAGAATTTTATCAAGGAATGGATATAGGAATAATAAATGCTATACTTGATAAACTCTCTTTTAGTTCTTAATTAATTATAGGCAGGACTTGACAAAAGTGAAAAAATATGCTATAATATATATAGTGGGAGAGTAGGGGTATGTGCCTGTCTGTTTATTACAGAAAATAACATATACAGGCGGGATAGCCACTTGCAGGCGGGGGCAGTGGTAGTAATCAGAAAAATTATATGACAGAAGAAATAAAGACTAAAAAAAGAAAATACACAAAATCAAAACCAAAAGCTCTTCTTACAGCCAGAGAAAAAAGGTTTGTAAAGAAGGTAGTTCAAACTGGGAACATTACTCAATCAGCTCTTTCTGCTGGGTTTGCTGACAGATGCTATGGTTCTGTCTTAATGCGGAAGGAAGCTGTAAGAGAAGCTATCCTTAAATGCCTTGAGAAAGAAGGCATAACTTCAGAACTTATTGCCAGAAAATTAAGAGAAGGATTAGATGCAAATCATCCTAAAAGATTTTCTGCTAAAGGAACTATAATTCAAGATGCTGACCCCGATTATTTTAATAGGGGAATGTATTTGGATAGATGTTTAAAATTAGCTGGCTTTGAAGGTGGTAGAGAAGAGTCTGGAGTTAATACGAAACCAAATCAGATTACGATTGTATTCACTCCAGAATTTACTAAATCATTAGTTGATGCAGAGGTAATTGATGTTGAAGAAGTAAAACAATTACCTGTTCTGCAAGGAAATAATGAAGGAGAAAATAATGGCTGAAAAATTAGATAGGTATGGTGCAGATATTTTTGGTAGAGCGGGAGAGGCTGTTAAGGGAGTAATAGATAATAAAAAGAAAAATAAAAAATTAAAATATCCTTATAATGAAGAAGAACTTAAAGACACAAAAAAGTGGAAAGACGATGCACTTAAAGGTGAAATAATTAAGTTAAGAAGCTATATTAATAAGCTTGATATTGAGAGTAATGAGTTTGATACTTTATCAACTGAATTAGCAAAGCTTCAAAAAGAAGCAGAAAATAGAGGCTTGTTCTTATCAACAGAAGAAAAGAAAAAAAGGAAGTAATGAGTCTTGATAATTTAAAAGACATAGACTGGTGGCGAGATAAGTGCTTAAATGACTTATATTTTTTATGTAGAGTTGTTTTACAAACCCTTGAGCAACCGACACCAGGCTATAAAGACTTATATAAACCAACACATAAGCATATAACTACCTTTGTTCAAGAAAACGCTAAACCAGAACAAAGGCTTTTAATCTTATGCCCAAGAGGTTGGGTTAAGACATATATAATTACGATAGGATATACTATTCAGCGAATTTTGAGAAACTTGGTTAATAAATCTGGAGATACCGTTTTAATCTCAAACGCAACTTTTACTAATGCTCAAATGTTTTTGAATAAAATAAAATATAATTTTCAGTATAATGAGTTATTGCGTTCTTTATTTCCTGAATTACCAAGAGAGCCAGATAAAGAAGCTGAACGCTGGACAATGAATGAAATAAAGATTGGACAGACTTTAGTTGAAACTGGGTCTGTTGAAGGAAATCTGGTGTCAAAGCATTATAGCTTAATGATAAATGACGACCTGGTAAATAGGGAAAATTCAGGAACAAAAGAACAGATTGCTAAAGTAATTGATTGGTGGAAATTAGCTCGTTCATTACTTGAATCAAAAGGGCTGGAAGTATCTCTCGGAACGAGATGGTTCGCTGATGATTTATATGGGTATATGCTTAAGGAATTTCTTGGATTAGATGAAGCCGCTTTTAAGGAACACAGAAAAAATCCGTTTACTGAAATTCATAAAGACGAGTATCATTATTTGCGATATGGTTGCTGGGAAGACCCTATAAATGAAAAAGGCTCAACATTTCCCACTCTTTTTCCTGAAGAAAAGCTACACAAGATAAAAAAAGAACAGGCAGAATTTTTTGATGGGCAGATGCTTAATGACCCATTTGCTATGCAGCAAAATTTTATTAAGCAAAATTGGATACAGCATTGGAGAAGGGGAGAATTGCCAGAGGCTAAATTAACTTTTATGCTTCTTGACCCTGCCGGTAAAGAAACAGAAGGTAGCGATAATTCTGGGCTGGTTGTAGTTGATGCTGGAAGCGATAAGAAACTTTATGTTATACTTGCTCAAAGAAGAAAATTGTCTGATATGAAAATTGTTGAATGGCTAATTGAATTAGCGTCTTATTATCAACCAATGATGATAGGTATTGAAGAAGGTAAGTTTGAAATTTATAGAGATTTAATAAATTTTTTAGCTCCACAAATGATTAGAATGGGCAGAGTGGCTGCTGGAAGTCATCAGTATTGTTCGTCTATCACCAATATTTTAATTCCGTTAAAACATAAGAATAGACCAAAAGAATTACGAGTAAGAAATTTACAAGGCTGGGTTGAGTCTGGAAATCTTTTATTTGCTCCAACTGGAATGGATGCGTTGATTGATGAGTTATTGCGTTTTGGAAAAACTATTCATGACGATATTGCTGATGCTTTAGCTTATATTCTTGATATTGTTGTTTTTCCAGAAAATGTTCCGCAGCAAAAAATATTAGACGATAGGCATAAAACTCAAGAAGAATTAGAAAAAGAATACTGGGAACAGATGGTAGGTGAGGCTGGAAGTCAATCTAATTTATTAGGAGAAATAGACTAATGATATATTTAACTTTTTCTCTTTTAATTGTTCTCGTTATTTTACAAATAATAAACTATAAAGAAAAAAAGATTTTAGTAGAAAAAATTACAGCATTAAAAATGTCTAATAGTTTTCCTACAAACGAAATTAAATCTGAAATCAATTCTCAAAAGAAGTTAGATAATAATATGGAAAAAATGTTTAAGCAGTTTGAAGAAGATTGGACGCCAGAATTTTTAACAGAAGAAAAAATAACTGGAGAAGAAGAAAATGGCTGAAAATTTTATAGAAATAGAAAATAGAATTCTTGCTGGAAAAGAATTATCGGATGACGATAAAGCTTTTGTAGTTAATAAAGTTGATGATTACTGGAAAAATCATCCAGATGTAGTTTATAATTTTCCTAAATGGAAAAAGATTTTGGCTTGGATAGCTGGCTATCAGTATATTGATTATAACACTGTTAAAAGAGAACTTCAACCTGTTCCTTATATCAAAAGAAAAATTACTGTTAACCGATTAAAACCAATTCTACGCCAAATGCTGGCTAAAATTAAAACAACTATTCCAGAACTTGGTGTTGTTCCTAATACCAGAGAATACGAAGACATAAGTGCCGCTAAACTTGGCGACCAATTACTTGAAGCATTAAGCAATAAAATTAAATTCCAGAGAATAAGAAAAGATTTCTTTTCCTGGTTATTAACTTTAGGGCGGTCTTGTATACGAGTATTCTGGGATGAAACTCAAGAAGGTATTGTTTCTTATGAAAGAATTGTTGATAAAGAAACTGGAGAATATAAACTTGAGATTGTAAAAGCTCCTGGTGAAGTTGGAATGGAGGTTGTTTCCCCATTCAATTATAGGCATGACCCATTATTTTCTTCTCCTGAAAAATGGAGATGGTTTCTATTTGGAGAAGTTGTTGACAGAGATAGATTAGCAGAAGCTTATAATGTTGATGTAGAGACATTATCGCAAGAAGAAGACACATCGCTTGATATTTTATATGCTCAACCATTTGATATAACCAGAGATGAAACAGATTTAGTGGGAGTTGGTGGAATTGAATCTTCACAGAAAGAAAATAGTTGTTTTAGGTATGAGTTATGGACACCGAATATTTTTATAATAGTTGGTGGTGGACAAGTATTGGATTATGGAATTAATGCTGATAATATAATTCCATTTTTTACTTATGAAGATAAACTAATTCCTTTTGAACTCCATGAAAAAGGAATTACTTTGAATTCAAGCATTTTTAAAGATTTATTGCCAATTCAAAAAGAATATAATAGGTTTGTAAGCAATTTAAGTTCTACGATTGAAAGAGCATCAAAGATTAAAGTAATGACTCCATTAGGTTCATTACTAAATAAGAAACAAATATTTGATGATGGTTCTGTTGTGGCTATTGATTATAATCCTCAATATGGTAATCCTACTCAATTAAAACTTGATACCACTTCTCCTGAAGCTATGGCATTTAAACAGGAATTAGAAAGAGAAATGGAGAATGTTTCTGGTGTTCATGAAGTAAGTTTTGGAAGATTACCAGAAAGAGCGTCGCATGCTTCTGGAACATTAGTTAATTTACTTTTGGAGCAAGATGATAGTTTAATTGACCCATTAATCAAAGAAGCAGATGAAAGTGTTTTTTCTCCCGCCTGGAGCTATTTGTTAAAATTAGTGCAGGATAATTATAACGAACCTCGTATTTTAAAGATGGTTGGAAGAGATAAAGAAGATGCAGTGCTGCCATTTAGAAGTGCTGATTTAAGAGATAACACTGATGTTTTTGTTTCAACTAATGTAAGCTTGCCTAAAAGTAGAGCATTAAGAACTGAATGGATTATTAGAATTGCTCAAATGGGATTGATACAAGACCCAAAAACAATTCTTGAATTGCTGGAATTTAGTGATGCAAAAAGAGTTTATGAAGATGAGCTTGTTCATGAAAAGAGAGCTTCTGAAGAAAATCAGAAAATAGAGGCTGGATTAATTGTAAGCCAGCAGGACGCTCTTAAAATGATTTATATATTAGATGACGACCCCACTCACTTGAAAATTCATTTGAGAGATAGGTTGTCTTCTAAATTTGAAAAATATAATTCTTTACAACAGGGTGTGCTTGAATTACATATTCAAGCTCACTTACAAAAATTACAGGCTGCACAGCAACAGCAGCAGGCTATGCCTCAACTGCCTACGCAGCAAGAAGGTCAGTCTGCTCCGTCTCAACAGCCAACTTCTGAAGAAATACCAGGTCAGCCCCCAGTTTCTGGGCAAGCCGCTCCTGGTATTGAAGGAAGCACTGAAAGTGAGGAGTATTAATTATGCCTAAAGAATTGATTGAAGAGGAAATTGAAAACGAAACCGAAGAAAACGAAGAAGTTGAAGAAAAGGATTTTGATTCTTTAACAGAAGACGATTTTCCTGACATTGACTTTTCTAAAATTGGTGAAGAGATATTAGCGGAAGAAGAGTCTGAAGAGGAAAAAGAGCAAGAAGTAAAAGAAAAAAATGTAGAGGAAAAAATAGAAAAAAAAGAAACAGTAG